TCATAGTTTTATTGTTTTATTTGATTAATGATTTGTTTAAATTCTCCATCTTAACGATAGATAATAAATCAGACCCTGATTTTGTAACACCTTCCATAACAGTCTGAATTTTTTCTTTCATATCTATTTTGTCGGTATCTTCTTTAATTGTATTTAATTTGGTTAACGTTTCTTCTTTTAAATTATCAGTATATTCTTTAATCTCAGATTTATTCATAGATAAGAATTGTTTTAATTTAGTTCTATCTTCCTCAGATAGGGTAGAATATTTTTCGTTATATTTTTTAGTTGCAATATGACTAAATACTGTCGAAGAGACAGCCTTATCAATTGTAGAATCTTTTACCTCTCTAGTCATGTGTTCAATTAAAGACTCCTTAGCGTCAATAACATCATCGATGTTACCTACACTAGATTTAAAAATTAGAGTATCCAAATTATTATAAACGTCATTTGTTGACTCCTCTAAATTATTAAGATTAAGTTTTGATTTTTTATCTTTAAGAACCGTAACGATTTCATTCAGGTATTTTTCAGCTCTAGTACTTTCTGTAAAACGATTACCTTCAATGTTACCATAGGCAACAAAAAATTCTCTAATTACTTTATCGTCTTTAAGACTGTCCATTGTCTTATTAAATGACTCCTTAAATAACTTTTTATTTGAGTATGAGTTTGCTAATGTGTTGAATATAGTTTGTTTGTATTTTCCGAACATAGTAATTTATTTATTAATAAATATCTACTCTTTTAATAAACTATCTAATTTTTCAGTAACCTTGTTAAGACCAGCACTACTCTTATCTATTTGTAGCTTATTATTGTTATTTTTTTTCTCTAATATTAACGGTAAATCTGATTCTCCTATGTCAGCTAGTTCTAAATCTTCAGCACCAGCAGTATCGGCAGGAGGTCCTCCACCTATTTCTGCACCAGACTCCATCTCACCGGAATCCATGTCGCCACCAACCTCACCGGCTCCACCTGCTTCACCAGTTTCATCATCTGATTGCATTTCACCATACAATTTATCTATATTCGCAAATATTCCAGTTTTCTTAATTATTGTAGCTGTATTATTAAGTTCCTCACCAATAGCCTTCTCCATTCTTTGTTGTTGTAAATCCAATTTAATTTCTTCGTCAGAGAAACCAAGAATGTTCTTTTTAGCCCATGTAGATGATACTGGTAATATACCACTTCCTGGGTCAGTTGTAGCGTCTCTATATAAAGTAACCTTTTCTTTCCACTGTTCAATCTTAAGTAATTCAGCTTGTGTTGATGGATTAGCTAAACCTAATGTGAAGTTATCCAACTCATCTTCAAAACCTAAAACATATAAATGAATAATAGCTATTTTATTTAATTCCTGAACCATAGCTTTCTGAATTCTATTAATTGTTCTAGCGAATCTAATATCCTGTAAAGCTAAATTTTTACCTTCCCCGACAACGTCTTCAAATCCAAGAAAAGCTTTAGGTATTCTTAACGAAGCAAATAACTTTTTTTGTATGTACTCTATGTCCGCAATTTCACTAAGATTCTGTGCTCCTGGTAATGTGTCAATAGGATTAGGTGAATTAGGGTCCCTTACCGGTATAAAATAATCTTGGTCAACAGCCATCTGATTATACCTTAAATCGACATTACCTGTTTTATTATCTACTACTTGGTCACGTTTAAAGTTATTGGCTATTCTCTGTACATAAGCTTCCACATCCTTATCGTCCATATTACCAACATAAACTTTAAACACTCTACGTTCTGGTGCTCTAGACGTTCTATATATTAACATAGCGTCTTCAGACAATAATAGTTGTTTCCATACTCTTCTAGCCTTTTCTAACATTGATGTTCCGTAAGGTAGTCTTCTGTCGTCAGACAATAATCTAAAATGAGCCATTTCCCATGTATTGAACTCAATCTCCTTATTCTTCCAAGCGAATTTAACTCCTTTATCTTCGTCAACATCTTCAGGTCTAGTTAAAGACATTCCATGTTCAACACGGTCTATTTCCATATTAGGTAATTGGTTAACACCAACAATACCTTTTTTTGGGTCAATTTTTAGGTGAACAAAATTATCACCGTATTTACACATATTTCTGGTCCACATAGGTAAATTTGTGTGAATATCCATTATATTATTAAATAAATCTGTCAATATAGTTTTAACTCTATTGGATTCGGAATAAACATTTAACATAAATCCTTTCTCAGATATTGTTGTAGATTCTTCAGCGTATATATCTAAAGCTGCCGATATCTCAGGAGTAAACTCCATAGATTCATAATCATAGTAAGCCGCTAGTCTTGTAGGTTCATAATATACAGCTTGTGTATATAACTGAGACTCTACCTTTTTCCATTGGTTATTCATATACGCCGCTTGTTGTGCAGCTAACTTAGCGGTATCATAATCTTGTTTGTTTGTAGTTCTTAATAATTCTTTTGAATTAAAATTGTATGTCGGTGGTACTCCTGTCGGTTCTTGGGGTCCTCCTCCAGTTCCGAATAACCCACCTAATCTTTGATAAATTGTGTATTTTTCTGCCATGTCTTAAACTTAATTAATTTTGTATTTTTGTAAACTACTATTCAACATAATCACACTCTACATATGCTCCACCTACTGGGTCTATTAAACATCCGTTTTCATCTAGTACCTTTCCACCATAAACATAGGTGACACATAAGTCAACGGTTTCATCACAGACATGTAAACAGCACTCGTCAACTATTGGGTCGATAGGGTCGATATTCTTCCACAAGTCGGGTTCGAATGGTGACCAAGCGTACACCGTCTGGTATAAGGCTCTCCTTAGTAATTTTCCAGACTTTCTTCTCCGTCCTGGTGGGTGGTAACCGTATCTTTTTTTTCCTGGGTATCCTGGTAATGCCATTTTATTATCGTCTTAATCCTCCAAATAACCACATATTGTCTTGCATCTGTTGATTAGGGTTATTAGGGTTATTTGGGTTCTGTTGTATATTCCCACTAGTTCCTAGTTCATACATTCTCCCGGGAGTCTGATTGAACATTTCTTTCTTTGGTTGGTCCTCTCTTGGATTATCTCGGATAACCCAACTGTCTAACATAGCTTTTGCTTGATTAGCATTTTTTCTTAAATTACTAAATGAATTCTGTGCAACATATAAAGCCATTGCTATAGCCATAATAAGGTCATCGTGATGACCACTCATATGGTCTGGTCTTCCGTTTATATAAACGAAAGTATTTAATTCATTTATTAACCTATTGGAACGAATTTTAAATCCGGTTCTTAATTGTTCTTCTAGAGCTTGTACTATCTGAGCTCTCTTATTATTAAAATTAATTCCTGGTGTCTTATCTGTATTTCTTGGATTGAATTTCCACATATCTCCTGGGTCAACCCCATCGTAGAAAAAATCTTTATGCCCTAACTCTAATAATTTTCTAGATGTGGACACTCCCATACCACCAGTAATGTCTACAACTATAAAACAAGTATATTTCTTCGCCCACTTCATAGCTAATTCAGCAGCAATATCTGGAGGTGTCTTACCTAAATACTCCAACACTTGTTCCCTGGTATCAAAATCAATAATTGTAAAACCAGTAGAATCTTCACTATCTCCTCTAGACACATCAATACCCATTATGTACTTATGCCCCACAACTGGTTCTTTCCAAATCCATAAATCATTCCCAATCCATTTTTCTATAGGTTCACATACGTCAGCTTTAAGTATTTCAATTGTATCACCATGTATTACATTATCACCAGACCCCAAGAACGCACATTCTAACTCTTGTGAAATCTTACGTCTATCGTACTTAAGTTTCTTACACATAGTCTCAAACCAACTAGAAAAAGGTTTGTATCCGTCATCTATTAATCTTTGATAATTGTCTGGTGTGACATTATCTAATATTTCGTGGTTAATATAATCCTCTCTATTTAAGAAGTAATGTGTTAAATCTTTTTCTAATTTTATAAATTTAAGGTCCTTATTGAATCTTGGGTCTCGATACCATTTAAGTCCACTAATTTTAAAATCATTAAGACCTCTAACTGATTGGTCGTATATCTCATAATAAATTTTGTCAAATCCATTTGGTGTTGAAATTACTATTACTTGACCTCCAGTAGATAGTGATGCCATACAAGCTGCCCATAGGTCAGTTCCTGTTTCTATATACGCAGCCTCGTCAAATACCAATACAGTGGGTGTATATCCCCTTAATGCATCAACAGATGTAGCTACCGCTTTTACTTCTGAACCATTAGTTAATCTATAATGTTTTTGTGCGTTCTTATCTTTATCAAATCCAACATCTACCCAAGCTGGCCATTGT